AGAAGTTAATGTCCAAATCAGTTGCGTCAGAGTTAAGAGACTCAGAAGTAACAGTAAGAACTATGTTATCGTCCGAAGATGCGCCACCGATCATTTCAGGATCAATAGTAATTATATTGCCGGTCTCAAACCCTGTGCCTCTTTCTGTCATAACTGCTGTGCTTACGTTACCATTAGCTAAAGTTGTAATCTGTACGACCGCACCTGAGCCAGTATTCAAAGAGTTGCCCGATCCTGAAGATACAGTAACTCCAGAGTTAGTTCCACTTGCTGCTGTAGGAATTGCTAAAGTTGAAACCTTGCTGCCTGTGTATGTGTTGCTAGTATCAAAACTAGTAACTACGACTCCACTAACTGCACCACCAGTAGCTCCATGTTCAAACTTACCAGTAGTAGGTACATATACGTTCTGCCCTGCCATTGCTACCCAAAGCGCCTCTTCTACTGCATGCTGCGCATTTGCTGTAGAGTCTGCTCTGCCGTTTGTAGCACTCTTGCTACCTGCCGACTTGAAAGGACGAATGTAAGTAGAGAACGACCACTCAGCAGCAGACAGAGAGTCCGTAAACATTTTACGACCTCGACGTGAGCGACCTGAAGAGTCCTCCATTTCATTTAGAGTTATCTCTGAAGAGTTCGTCGCTTGAGAGAAACTAAATCCATCAAGCACAGGAACAGACCAGAGGTACCCGTCTTTTTCCATGTAGAGACGCGAGTCTCTACTAAAATGTAAATATTCAGCCATAGTATATTCTCCCTATGATCTTGAAAAGACTGGTCGTGAATGTTTATTCGTGCCAGGATTTTCTTAGTAACGAACTTCTAAAAGTATTTCACCTACTCCTAAAGGTTCGAGCACACCCTCATCAGTATCAATACTGATGACTGTGGTTTGTTGAGTATAATAGACATTATTCATTTTGTCTGTATACTGTAATCTTGAGTTATCTTCGATGACTGTTTCGACATCTTCCATCAACTCATTCAATGCTTCTTGCGCATCTTCGTCTTGAACATAGCAACGGATTGTTATAGATAAAAAACGATCCCGTACTCCAGCGGACTGGTACTCTCGTGTCTCGCTTCCGGCATTTAAGTGCAGTGCTGGGAACTCATCTACTTCATCCCAAAACTTCATTCTAGGGTGTACATTTTCGCCCAAGTCTGATAGGAATGCCCCTTGTCCGTTAATTGTCTTTAACTTAGATACAAGTGCATCAACAATACGCTTTCTTCTTGATGCGTAAATTCTTGCAGTCATTAAAGTCTCCTAGTGTATAATCGGCCTAGACCAAATTGAGCTACTAGCTCTCGTATAGAAGTATCAATTAACGATCTTGGATCCCTATCCGCCTCTGCGAACCTACTACCGCTTGTGCTCTCATAAACCCCATAAGGGTTCCTTGCGTAAGTATACCCAATACTAGGAAAGCCACTGGAGGTTTCATTAATATCTACAGCGCGAACGCTCTGTGCGAACCTACCTGTTTGGTTCTCTAACCTAGGGGAGCCCATATTATCTGCGACTTGTTGAGGCAGCTTCGCATTAAGTATACCTAGTATATTTTTCAGAGCCATTCTAGGCGCTCGGGGCTTCCTTTTACCTGTTTGGCTCTTGGCCCCTAAGGCTGCTGCGGCAAATGTGACAGCTTTGCCCTTTTTACCTTTAGTCTGTACTTTTGTTTCAGCAGTATTTCTAGAAGTCTTAGGCTTACCCGCAGTTGTGGTTACTTTTACACCTTTTCTACCTTTAAAGGACGCAGCAATAGTTTCTATTGCAGTTTTACGATCTACTTCAAACTGACTATCAGAGCCTTTTAAACCTTTATATATTTCGTCTGGGTTTGTGTTACCAAGAATTTCATTTATCCGTTTTTTCGCGTCTTCTAACTTCTTCCTCATTACAGCGCCTTCGAGAATGTTACTGCCAGCGCCTGATATGCCTACTGAAAACGTTAACTCTCCTGTAAAAGAGTCTCTCATAAACTCTAAGTCAATACCCAGTTTATTTAAGTCCCTAAGCAACTCTTCTTCTGATAAACTTTTGCCTGTAACCCTATCTTTTACTAAATTTTTATGCTTATCAAAGGCTTCCCTGACCATCGTCTCAATAATGCCATCGCCTGGGTCATGTGTAGTATGCGATGCCTTACCTTTATTCAGCTGCCTGCCCTTACCTCGCTTCGTAGTATAGGACTTATTGAAGCTCTTTCGGGAGTTTCTGCTTCCTTTTCCTTTTGCACTTGCAAGGAAGTCTCGAATCCCATAGAAAAGATTTAAGTAGGGTGTATGATAGGATCTTTTGATTTTATCAAAAACGTCTGCCTGCCCTTGTGCCCACTTGTTAGGAGGGAGTCCAGTTCTAACATCTGTAGTAAAGGTGAAAGAAAGAGTAGTTCCTACATGCATATATCGTGCAGCCAAAGGGTCTTTTGCTTTAGTAGCAAGTATATCTAAGCCCTTTGCTAATTGTGTTGTCATCAGTGCAGATAATCTAACTACCTCTTTCTCAAGACCTGCTACAGCTATACCCTTGCTCTTAAATTCTTTTATTAGTTCCGCAGCAAACTCGTCCTCACTATAGTCAAATGTATGAGTATGTAAGTTATAGCCTAGACGTTTCTGAGCAGCAGAGACGTCTAATTCTACTTTCATTTTCTCTAGGAAGGCTTGTAGACTAGCTGCGGACATTAGTAGTTTTTGTACAAGTCTAATACTCGTTTGATGTGGTCTGGGAATGCCACATTGTTAGACTGGCTTGAACTACCAGGGTTCTGAATACTAGCCCCTGCAATAGTTCTTCTTTCTTTATGTTCGTCTTTTAAGTAGTAGGTAATTAAATCAATTACTGCTAACTTTAAGTCAGCTGGAATGATTGACCATCCTGCAGTGTATACTACTTTCACTGCGCCAACGCCTGTCGGCCAGTTAATAGTCCCAGAGGAATTTGTTCTAAAAATACTATCGGTACTACTATTTAAGTAATACTCATGTGCTGCTGTACTAAGAGTAGTATAAGACCCACTAAATTGTATCCTCTCTTGTACGCTTGTTATGCTATTTACAGGGCTTTCTGTCAATTGGACTATATGAGTACTCCAATCAACATTAAGTACTTCAGTCTTTGCGGAGCTATAAAAGTCTACAAAGCTATTTGCACAATAAGTCTTTACTAATTGACTGACGGACGGAATTAAGGCATTTATCTTTAAGTCCTCTTTCGGGGTAGATAAACCTTCTGCATCTTTATATTCTTGTAATGTTATTAAGTCTGCCATAAGTCAATTAATAAAAACTGGGGGAGAAACCTCCCCCAATTTCCACGATTACTAAAGTAATCAGTAGTGCTATTAGTTAGCTAAAAGAGTCAAAGCATGGGCGCCATTGGTGCCTTCGAGAGCTTTGAAGCCAAGAGCTTGACTAGCAACGAGAACGTTGCGCTGCTTACCAACTTCGTAATCAGTCTCAATGTTAACTCCACGCAGACGACCAATAACAAAACGGCCTGTGTTAATAACAAGGGCACAAGTACCAATGTTAGCAGGAGCAAGCTCCGCAGACACAATGACAGGAGAACCAAAGAGGGTACCCATCATACCGTTGATGTTAGCAGCTACGTCAGAACCGGCTTTATCTACCGTTCGGAAATCGCCGTCTTCTGCAAGGATATCGTAGTATGCATCAATAGAAACGATGTACACAATATCAGAAGGGTTAACAGCATATTTGCCCATAGAGGCACGCGCGACTTCAAGCATGCTAGTTCCGAATGGTGTAGTACCATCAAGTTGAGCAGTTGTAGCCGAAGTAGTAGCTCTAAAGCCTGTACCTTTGTCATTACCATTTCCGCCTGCGATACCCGCTGTTACACCAGCAGTACCATAGAGAATTGCCTTATCAGTTGCTATAGCGTGAGAGCGAGCAAGAGCTGAGGTAATCATTGGAAGGAATGAAACCAAAGAAGTTTCGTCCACATCGTTATCAATGTAAGTACCTGCTGCGAGACGTTCAGTATTTAATACGTTATTTGTAACGTCGTACTGACCATTAGTACTACCGTTATCAATACGCTGATTGGCCTCATCAATAGAGAAAGTAGTACCGAAAGTTGCCTGGTTAACATCTGCAGTGAAAGGCATTACAGTGGCACCTGACTGAACAGGAATTTCACGGAACAAGCCCATGAGTTTAGTTTCAAGTGCAACTTCTTGTTCAAACTGCTGAGTTACAGTAATGTCAAGGTTACCAGAAGTAGACTGAGCTCCGAAAGCAATACCCTGCTTTTCGATGACGTCTTTACCCATAGAGGTATCCCAACCTTTACGTGTAATAGCGCCAAACACTTTAGCTTCAAGTGCTTGCTTACCAAAGTCTTCCTGAGATTTTGAAGAGAATTCATACTTGCGGTTACGCATGGACTCAAGCTCTTCAGCTTTCTCTTTTACTTCGCCTTCGAATTTCTTGGTAAGAGCATTGATTTCTTCAGCTTTTGCAGCTTCGAATTCTTTCTGCATGTCTGCTACCAAACGCGTAGCACCTGATTCTACACCAGATACGATAGCGGTTTTAACTTCTTCTTCTTGTTGAGCCTTAGCTTCTGCATTTGCAGTTGCTTGGTCATCAAGATCTTTTTGTGCAGCCACATCGGCTGCTTTTTGCTCGGCTTGCTTCATTGCGATTTTAGCAGCAGTTTCCTCAGCTACTTTTTTAGCAAAAGCTTCCAAGTCAACGGGTTGTTGTGTCTCTTCAGACATTTTGATCTCCTTTTGGACTTGCGTCCCGTCACTATTAGTGAAAGTTTTTTTGAAATCCTCATACTCTGACATAGAGTCAAAAGATTTCGCTAGTGAAAAAGTAGCTGATTGATTACACGGTACCGATACTACCGATACCTCAAATAACTCAGCGTCCTTTATTCTTAATCCGTCGGTTTCCTCTAGGTAATCAGCATCCTTGACTCGGAAACCAACTGAAAAGGCCCCAAGAACACCGTCTTTAACTAGCTCAGCTACATCACCAGCAGATTTGCTGATTTTTGCAGTAAGCTCCAATCCATTTTCAGTGCTCTTTAAACCAGTAGCTCTTCCAATAGGTCGGTTGTAATCATGATTGAAAAGAATAATAGGATTCTTCTCAAAATTTTGTAGTCCTCCTTTAGTCCACGCGTCCGCAGAAATAGAGTCGCCCGCGCGATCAAAATCTGCCGTACTCGCCATACCTCGGATCATGATACTACCATCATCCTCTGTATGCGACTTAAAAGTAGAAGTAAGATTAAATACTTTTTCCATTCTTCTCTCCTGAAACCCCTTTACTAATAGGGGCTACTTTGGGCTTGGGTTTTAAATCTGCAGTTTCAGGATGAAAAACTTGTAAAAGCTTTATAATCTCATCCCAAGAGCTAGACCAAACCTCATCGTCCAGATAAGACTCTTCAAACCGCTTGGTTTCAATAGCCTCTTCTTTACTTATAAGGTAACCTAGTTTAACAGAATCTTTTGCTAAACCTTTAAGCGTTCCTTGGATTATTCTTGCATGTATACGTTTCTTCTTACTCTTCTTCTTCACTTGTATCCTCAACAGGCTTTCCGCCTTCATCTGGGTTAGCTGCGCTACCTGCTATATTTGCAGGTACTCTTATGTCATCTTGGCCTTCTAAAGCGTCGAAACCTAATTCCACTCTTGCTTCATTAATAGTTATAATTCCACCATTCACTAAAGAAGTATAGTACTGAGACTGGTCTCGCAGTTCGGGTTGTAGTGCAGGAATATCTGTAACATCCTCTTTTATATGGAACCCAAAAAATCTCTCGAGACCAAAGTTTAATTTCCTAACGATAGGTAGTATAGTCTCTAAATAATATAGTCGTAAGTTCGGACGTATATTTGCGTTATTACCAGAGTCGAGCAAAATAGGAGGTACTCCTATAGTTTTTAATATGATCTTTTCGTTCTCTTCTATAGCAGATTGAAAGTCAAGTTCTTTGAAATTGACATTTGAAATTTTATCCACTTCAATGCCACCATCAAGAATAAGGGGGCGTCTGCCTCCTGCGTCAGGGCGATACCGTAACTGCCAGGACTGTAACATTCTTTCTTTGATCTTCTCAGACAGAGTATTAGGGGACTTAAGGACGAGACCTGGAACAGCTCCATTCTTAAAGAAGTTATCCTGAAAAGATCGCATGCTTGTCATTAAACCCATTGTACGAACCGCCGGCTTCAAACGTGATACTCCCCTATAGATATCATGAAAAGAGTTTTCTTTTATATGTATTATCTCACTAGGGCTATAGTCAACTTCATTATAGGTGTATCTATCGATGTACGTTTTGGGGTCACCATGTATTGTGACATTAGCGGCAGGAATATGGTAAAGGTGCGCACCATCATAGTAGATGAAGATATTACCGTCTAAAAGATAATCAGTGATTAGGTTTCTTTTAAAGGTATTGATGTCTTGAAAGAGGTTAGGCTCTTCGTTTATAAGCCTGCTAACCTTGGATCTTTTTACACCCTTGATAACTCCGGGCATGCCTATAGGCTGTACTACTGCAGGAATCTCTGCGCAGTCATCAACAACCATATTCACAGCACGGTTGACGATCTCTAAGGTTTCATAGTACTGCTCATAACTTTGAGTGTATTCACGAGAGGACTGACTTTGTCCAAAGTACTGTTGGATAGGGTTAAGTTTCTCATAAACTTCTGCCTCATCCTTTCTCGTGAAGATATTGTTATACCATGCCATTATACTTTTCTCTTTGAATCTCGACCCACCGCATTTGTTTCTTTGCTGTGCCTAAACCGGGGTCTCTTCCGTATACTTTGTGTAACTGCAGGTGGTGCTTGTGGCACAACGTAGCAGTATGATCGTACAGTTCAGCTTTATATTGTTCTATAAAGTCATCCCTAATCGCCAGTATGTACTCAGGATCAAGGTTATTATCTTTTAACCACTTATGTACTAGTGGAGCAAGGGTGTAGAAATGGTGAAAGTCCAGGGGTTCTGTCGCGTCACAAATCTCACAAGCCGAGCCCTTTTCGTATTTATTCTTTGCCTTGTCCCGTATATATTTTACTACATCTCGTTTTAGTCTAGTCATCGGGTTCTTGAGATTTCTATTTTCGATTAAGAGAATTATATCTAGTTTGAGGTGCGATG